GTATCATCTTTAAAAAAACATTCAAATCTAAACTTAAACTATCAAACAACTAGGGTTGAATGCTTTAGAGTTGAAAAAATATTAAAAGAAAAACAGATAGATTTATTTAAAATTGACGTAGAAGGTCACGGATACGAAGTTTTAGAAGGTATGGGTGATGAAATAAGTAACGTAAAAGCTATTCAAATAGAAACAGAGGATGTACCTAACTTTGAAAATCAAAAATTAGATATAGATGTGCATAATTTCTTAATTGATAAGGGTTTTGAATTATTTGATAAAAAACCATGTTGGGCATCTCAATTCGATTGTTTATACATTAATAAAAAACAAAATGATAATAGTATTATTCGGGCAACCACATAGTGGTAAATCAACGTTAGCAAAACAATTCCCTACTTTTAAAAATATAGACGGGGATGAATTAAGAGAATTATTCGCTAATAAAGATTATTCAAGAGAAGGACGTATCAGGAATTTAAATAGAGCAAGTGATATTGCTCATTATCTACACAGACATGGTGATAACGTTATTTTATCTTTAGTATACCCATATAAAGAAGCAAGAGACTATTTAAGAAGTTTGGATAGCGAAGCTAAGTTCGTATATTTAGCATACGAGTTAGATAGAGGTAGAGAACAATTTCATGTAAAGGATTTCGAATATCCTGATAAAGATGAAGCTCTATATCTTAATACAGAATGGTTAACTGAAGAAGAATGTATAAAACAAATTTATGAATATGTGGGATAAAAAGGTACATGTTAAGAGTTCATTAGAACGAAAAGATAGTCAATGGTCTTTATTTATAGGACGTTGGCAGCCATTACATGAAGGACATAAACAATTATTTAGACAAGTAATTAATGAAGGTGGTAAAGTACTTGTTGCTATTCGTGAAGGTGAAATAAATGAAAAAAATCCATTCACACCACAGCAAGTCTTAATGAACATTGCTACAGAGATGGAATTAGAAATATCAAACGGAAAACTAAAAGCAATTATCATACCAGATATTTGTTCAGTTGAATTCGGTAGAGGAGTTGGATATGATATTATTGAACATATACCACCAGCTGAAATTAATGATATTTCTGCAACCAAAATTCGCGAACAAATGAAAGCCGAAGGCAAGTTATGATAGACGTTAAAGTTAGATATAACACAAAGTGTGAAGATAACCATTCATATTGGAGAATTTTGATTGATGGAATAGAGCATATTTGCTCTAATGTTATAGCAGAAATTCCTCTACATACGACAAGAGATTTAGTATTTGATCCAAGTAGAAATCAAACAGTAGATAAGCATCACTTTAGCTGCCAAGCTAATGAAGTTATTTGGAAAGGTGACGTTGTAATAATAAAATAATGATAGTAGAGAAAAAACGACACATAGCTAAAACAATTAGCTATAGATTAATTAGTACACTTATTGGATTTACAACTATGTTGATAGTTACCGGATCTATAAAGGCCGGAGCGGCATTTGGTATAGCTGAACTTATATGGAAGCCTGTTCAATATTACATCCATGAACGTATGTGGTACAAATGGATAAAATATGGTCTGAAAGATAGTAAGTAATTCACAGCTATTTTAATATTTATACGAAAATATCATAAATGGCTAATGTTCCTGTATATGCTGGTAGTTCATCGTTTTTTCCTGGCGATACCGCATTTGGATTTTACGACTACCAATATGACTTCCAAGTAGATGCCGACGCTGTTGTAACGTTCGTTACAAGACGTTTAGGATGGCCTATTGAAGTTGTCGAATTACAACCCTCACAAATATACACTGCTTTTGAAGAAGCAGTAACTGTTTACGGTAATGAAGTATATCAATTCCAAATTAGAGAGAATATGCTTTCTATGGAAGGTAACTTAACAGGATCAGGTCCATATAATAATGTGCTAATGACCCCGTCACTTGGCGGCGTTGTTAGAATAGCCGATAACTATGGTGAAGAAGCCGGAGTCGGCGGAAATACCACGTGGTATAGCGGTTCAGTCATGATGTATCCGGGAACTCAATCATACGATTTGAATAGATGGGCTGAACAATCAGGATCTATAGCTCCAGGCGATTATATTGAAATTAAAAGAGTATTTTTTGAAGCACCTCCTGCCGCAATGCGATATTTTGATCCATATGTTGGTATAGGATATAGCTACGAAGGTTTACTTAATAGTTTTGGATTTGGAGCTTATTCACCTGCAATTACTTTCTTACTAATGCCTCTATTCTTTGACTTACAAAGAATTCAAGCAATCGAATTAAATGATCAGATAAGAAAAGCAGCATTCTCATTCGAAATTCACAATAATATTATAAGTATATTCCCTATTCCTTTAATTCAATATCCTTTATGGTTTGAATATGTTAAAGGATCTGAAAGAGATAGTGTAATGGGAGGTAGAAATGCTGATGGTGTTCCACAACAGAATTTAATTACAAACACATCAAATGTTCCATATAATAATCCAAACTACAACTACATTAATTCAGTAGGTAGAATGTGGATATTCCAATATACATTAGCATTATGTAGAGAAATTTTAGGATATGTACGTGGTAAATACTCTACAGTACCTATTCCAGGGGCTGAAGTGACTTTAAATCAACAAGATTTATTAACTGACGCTAGACAAACAAAAGAAGCATTAATTGTGTCTTTAAGAGATACACTTGAACAAACAGGAAGACAAATTCAACTTGAAAAACAAGCAGCGAACGCTGAAAATTTAAATAAAACATTATCTAACGTTCCAATGGGATTTTATATTTTTTAACATGATATCATTACAAACCATATTAAGCGAAGCTACATTTGAAACTTATTTTACTCAAGTAGTTATCAAAATGAGAGACGACTATAATTTTACCGAAATATATAATCAAATCCGTGGCATTAGAGATGTTATTGTTGTTAAAGTAATTGAAAATGAAAAGTTAGAAACATCTAAAGTAGGCGATTACAAATACTCATTACTTGAAATTAAATTTATTGCAGAAGGAGATGCTATTAAAACTATAAAAATGATTAAACACGAAGCATTAAAAATTCCGGGTTTAGTTAAGTTTCATGTTAGAACACAAACATTACTAAAAATTAGAAATTACTAATTATGGCTCTTTACGGTTCTTCTCGCGACATTAGCTTTTTCCATGTAATTAATACTGAGTTAATTCACAATATTATTGAGCAAAATATAGGATATTACCAAATATCATTAGACGAAACATCTGCAAATGTGTATGGTGAGGCTGATAATGGTACTAAAATGTATTATCCTCCTGTTTTAATACAATGTTTAATTGATAGAGGAGATTATGAAGGACAATATACAGATGCTGGTCCTAATATTACACGTAATTTTGGTTTTAGATTTTTAAGAACAGATTTAATAGCACAAAATGTGGTTCCTCAAATAGGAGATATTATATTATGGAACAACGATTATTATGAAGTAAATTTAGTAAATGAAAACCAAGATATTGTAGGTAAAGTTCCACAATACAATTATGGTGGAGAATATCTAGATAATTTTGGAGCTAGTTTTTCTATCATATGCTTTACCCATTATGTGTCACCAGAATCATTAGGATTAATACAAACTAAATAATGCCAATACAATTACCTATATTACCAGGAACACCCGCACAAAGAGTACAGGAACAAATTACACCGTACATTCCTGAGACACAACCTTTTTTGCCTGAGGAAAAAATAACTCGTGCAAATCAGATATCGGCTAATGTAGAAGACAATATTAAACCATTTTCTATTGGATTACAAGATATAGATGATGCTGTATTTTATTATTTTAATAATGTAATACAACCTTCTGTAATACAAAACGGTACTAAAGTACCTGTTCCTGTAAGCTATGCTGCTCAAGAAAGATGGGTGTCTGTTCAAAAAGATGGATATTATAGAGATAAAAATGGTAGAATAATGTATCCTATCATTATTATAAAAAGAACAGGGTTTGAAAAAAATAGAGATTTAGCAAACAAATTAGACGGAAACAATGTAAATAATTTTGCTGTATCTAAAGCAAGATATAACCAACAAAATCAATATACTCCTTTTAACATATTAAATAATTGGATTCCATCTGAAAAATTTTATTTAACACCGGTTCCTGATTATATTAATATCACTTATGATTGTGTTGTATTCACAAACCTTATAAGTGAAAACAATAAAATAATTGAAGCAATAGAATTTTCTTCTGACTCATATTGGGGAAATAAAGATCGCTTCCAATTCAGAACATATATTACAAATTTTGATTCAACATCTGAATATACTATAGATGAACAACGTGTAGCTAAAACAAGTATGAGTATTACATTATATGGCTATATTGTTCCTGACACAATGAATCGTGACAAGGCTACTAATGGTAAACGTCAATTCTTCTCTAAATCAACTGTATCAATTACTGGAGAAACAGTTGCAAATATTCATAATATAAGGGCAGGGGAATTATAAAATTTATATATTTATATACAATAACAAACAATTAAAAAGTTTATGGAAAAAATCGAATTAACATTAGAAGAAATCGTAAGATTAAAAGCAGAAATTTACGGAACACAAAACCAACAAACTGGTGAGGTGTTAACTGAAGGTTTATTAAAACAAGAAATTTCGCATTCTGTAAAGTATTGGATTCACAAAACAGGTGAAACTGCTACTACAGAAGAAGCTATCGTAAACAAATTACGTGATGAATTAATTTTGAAGTACGGTGAAACAGATGAAACTGGTAACACAAGTATTTCTGTATCAGTTGAAGCAGGTGTTGAAACCGCTGAAGACGGAACTGAAAAGAAATTATTTAAATTGAATCCTAAATTTATTGAGTTTCAAAAAGAACTTGATGATATTTTATTACAAAAGAAAGAAATAGAATATAAACCTTTCAAGTTGTCTAGTTTTGATAAAATGACAACAAAAGAAGACTATCCAGTATTTAATAAATTAATCGTTGCTGAATAATGTTTAAGAAATTTAAGGAGATAGCAGGTGCATGGATTGCAGCTGCTAATCCATCTCCTGAACAACAGGTTATAGCTGAATACAGAGCTTCTGTATGTAATGGATGTGAACACCGTAAGCAAAACACAACATTAATTGATTTTTATTATTGTGGTTTATGTGGATGCCCATTAGACAAAAAAATATTTGCTGAAGATAAGGGCTCATGTCCTGAAAATAAGTGGGAAAAATAAAACGTTATGATAAAAAAAACTAAAAACATGTCTGAAAATAAATTAACGCCTGAAGAATTACAAGAATTTAAAGAAATTCAAATAGCGTACCAAAAAGCATTAGTCGATTTAGGATCATTAGACTACAGCATTCACGCTGCTGAAGCACAATTAGACGAATTAAAAGGCGAAAAACTTAATACTTTACTGCATATAACAACAATGATGGCACAACAGCAAGAAATAAGTCGCAAATTAGGTGATAAATACGGGGAGAAGCAAGTGGATTTAGAGACTGGTGAACTTAAGTAACCCTAGTTTAGTTTTGTAGGGCTTTTAGAATATTTATACTTAGAACAAACCCAATCAAAATTTAAATAAAAGAATATAACATGGCAGAAGCAATTATCTCTCCTGGTGTATATACCAACGAAAGTGACCAAAGCGCAGTAGCTTTAGGACCAATCACCGTTGGTGCAGCTATCGTCGGTCCAACTGTAAATGGCGTACCTTATGTACCTACAGTTGTTACTTCATATAGTGACTACATCGCAAAATTCGGTCTTACATTCAACAACGGAAACGGTGGTAACAATGAGTATTTCACATCAATAGCAGCAAGAAACTACTTTGAAAATGGTGGTGGTACTTTATTGGTAACTAGAATTACAAATGCTGGTACTGGTAGTACGGCATTATCTAGTTTCGCATCATCAAGTGTAGCTTCAAGTGGTTCATTAGCAACAAGCTTTGTGTTAGAAACATTAGCTTGGGGTTCTCAAATGAACAACCAAGGTGGTACTGAAGTTTCTGGTGCTTTACCAAGTGGTAGCGCTGACAACGTTCGTTGGGAAGTTAGCAACGTTAATTACAGTCAAGGTACATTTACATTGTTAGTAAGAAGCGGTAACGATAACAACGCTCAAAAGAATATTTTAGAAACATGGACTAACTTGTCTATGGACGTTAACGAACCTAACTATATTGCTCGTGTACTTGGTAACACAAAACCAGTTTACACTTACTCAGCAACAGATGGTCAAGGATACATTAACTATACAGGTGATTTTGCTAACGCTTCAAGATACGTAAGAGTAGCTAGTGTAGCTCAAGCACAACACAATACATTTAATAACAATGGTGTTTACCTAGCATCTCAATACAGTGCAAGTTTACCAAATCCAGGAAGTGGATCAGTAGGTGGTGCATTTAATGGTGGTGTAGTTGATACAAGTTTATCTCGTTTCATGTTTGAAGCTATCATTAGTGGTGTTTCAAATGCTCAAGGTTTTACAACAGCTAACTACGCTCCAGCATTAAACTTACTTAACAATACAGATGAATATGCATTCAACTTATTATTAACTCCAGGTTTATTTTTAGCAGGTGGTAACTCATCAATTAACATTGGTGCGAACGGTGCTGATCCAATTGCTTTAGCACAAAGTAGAGCAGATTCATTAGCAGTAGTTGATACTGTTCCTTACGGTGGTACAATTACAAGTGCTGCAACAGCAGCTAATGCTTCTAATTCAAGCTACGGTGCTACTTATTGGCCATGGTGTCAAGTGTTTAGTTCAGCAATGGGTAAATTAGTATGGGTTCCAGCTTCAGTAGTAATGGGTGGTGTATTTGCTTTCACAGACGAAGTAAGTGCTCCATGGTTTGCTCCTGCAGGTTTAACTAGAGGTACTATTCCTAATGTAATTAAAGTAGAAAGAAAATTATCATTAAACGATAGAAATACATTATACACAGATAACGTTAACCCATTAGCTACATTCCCTGGACAAGGTGTTGTAGTATTTGGTCAAAAGACGTTACAACAAAAAGCTAGCGCTTTAGATAGAGTAAATGTTAGACGTTTATTAATTGCTCTTAAGAATTATATCGGTTCTGTAGGACGTGGCTTAGTATTTGAACAAAATACAGCAGTTACAAGAAACAAATTCTTGAACCAAGTTAACCCTTACTTAGATAATGTTGTACAAAAACAAGGTTTATACGCTTATAAAGTTGTAATGGATGAATCAATCAACACTCCAGATGTTGTAGATAGAAATCAATTAATTGGTCAAATCTATATTCAACCAACTAAAACAGCTGAATTTGTAATCTTAGATTTCACAGTATTACCAACAGGAGTTGAATTCCCAGCTTAAGAAATATTTATAATAGAATAAAACACAACATAAAATGGCAGTATTAGACGCAAATGAAATCATGTTTACTCAGTATGAACCTAAAACCCCAAATAGATTCATACTATATGTAGACGGTATTCCAGCATATATAATTAAAGGTGTAAGTGCAGTAACCTTCGACGACGGTGAAATTATACTTGATCACATTAACACTTATAGAAAAATCCGTAGTGGAAAGAGAATTTGGGGTGATATGACTCTTACACTATTCGATCCAATCGCTCCTTCAGGCGCTCAAGCAGTAATGGAATGGGCTCGTTTAGGATACGAATCAGTAACTGGTAGAGCTGGTTACTCTGATTTCTATAAGAAAGACTTAACATTCAATGGTCTAGGACCAGTAGGTGATGTTGTATCAGAGTGGATCATTAAAGGTGCCTTCATTAAGACAGGTAACTTTGACGATTACGATTGGTCAACTTACACAGAAGCAGTTAACTTAACTGTAACTATCGGAATGGATTATTGTATCTTAAACTACTAATAGTATATGAAAAAACAAGAATTACATTCATTAGTACAAGAGTGTATCGCTGAAGTACTAGACGAAAAATATAGTGAATTTCAACGTGTAGATAAAGGCTCTAAAGACGTAGATGCTAAAGACAAAGGCGAAGAAGATGTATATGGTGCTGGATATGCTGCTGGTGAAAAAGCAGCTAAAGCAAAATACAAAAAATTAGCTGAAGCTTACAAATCTTTAAAAGAAACTACATTAGAAGAAGTAGAAGGCGTAACAGCTGATGCAGTTGCTGTTGAAAAAGCAATTAAAGATAAAAAAATTGACCCTGCTAAAGTTAAAGCCGCTGCTGAAAAAGCAATGAAAGGCGATTCAACTGAATTAGCATTATTAATGGTAAATACAGGGGCTTTTTAAAAAATAACAAGGTGATATGAGTGATATGTGGTGTGTCACTCGTTGGAGTATAGAACCCGGTAGAAATACCGGGTTTTTTTATGCAAAAACTTTATTTTATTATATTTATATATACACAAATAAAATTAGTTTATGACAGATTTAAAAATTCCAACAGAAACAGTCACACTACCATCTAAAGGTCTTGTTTATTCCGAAACATCACCGTTATCTTCAGGCGAAATCGAAATGCGCTATATGAGCGCTAAAGATGAAGACATTTTGACTAACATCAACTTTATTAAGCAAGGTACAGCAGTTGACAAGTTATTAAAATCACTAATTGTATCACCAATTGATATTGATGATTTAATTACAGGCGATAAAAATGCAATATTATTCGCTGCTCGTATTTTAGGGTATGGTAAGGATTATGACATTAAGTTTAGAAACGAATCAACAGGTAAAGATGAAAATTATACTGTAGATTTAACTACACTAAAAGAAAAAGAATTAAACGAAACATTATTCGAAAAAGGTAAAAATGAATTTAAATTTTCATTACCAAAATCAGGAAATGTTATTACGTTTAAGTTACTAACTGGTAAAGACGAAAAGGCAATTGATTCTGAACTTAAAGGTTTACAAAAAATAGATCCAAACGGTTCATTTGAAGGTACCACTCGTTTAAAACACATGATTACTTCCATTAATGGTAAAGCAGATCAAGCATCAATTCGTGATTTTGTAGATAATCTATTACTTGCTCCAGATTCTAGAGCATTTAAAAAATACTATAACGAAATATCACCTGACATTGATACCGAAATTACAATCGACAAGGATGGCTACGTACAGGAGGGCGTAGTTATACCAATTAATATTAACTTTTTTTGGCCTGACGCCTAGATATAGAGAACATATATTCTCCCGAGTACATGAAATAGTATTTTATGGAAATGGTGGATATGATTGGGCTACTGTATATAATATGCCAATTCGTTATCGTGATTATATTTACAATCAAATACGAGCACATTACGAAAAGAAAAATAAAGAAGACGAAAATATACAAAAACAAAACGCATTAAAGGCAAAAATAGCGCAAACAGCGAAACCCAACATAAAACCAACTTACACTGCGAAAAGCCCACGAAAGTAGGGCTTTTCATATTTATTTGCGTAATATTATAATATGGCTGAAGACTTTGAACAAAATAAAAAAGACATTAACGACTCAAACAAATCGTTAAGTGACTTTAATAATGCCCTAAAAGAATCAATTAATTTAAGTAAACAACTATCTAAATTAGTTGAAACGTTACCTACTAGCTTAAAATTTTCAGCAGCGGCTAATAATAATTTAGTTAAAACAACTAATGAATATAGAAAAGCATTAGAAGATACAAATAAAATATCAAGAAGAGTAGCAGCGGGTAAAGCTAAGGAAGCAGAAGTTCAAAACCATATTAACAATCTTCAAGAAAAATTTCAAAATTATCTCTATCAAAACGAAGCATCGTTTAAAGAAACAGGTAGATTTCTTTTAAAACAAAAAAGTCTTAAAGATGAAATAGCGCAGTTAGAAAAGGATGAAATTAAGAGACGAGATGATATTATTGCTGCTGATCTTAGAATAGATACTATTCAACAACAAATAGCACAACAACAAGAACTAGCAGCAACTGTAATAAGTCAAACAGGAAAGAAAAATGCTACTGATAGAATAAAGCAACTAAAAGAACAACTTAAAGATGAATATGAAACTATAAAAGTTTCTGAAATATTGTCTAAAAATACTGAAAAACTTATAAGTCAAAAAGCAAAAGAAAAGCAACAAGTTGACGGTATAATTACTACTCATAAAACTTTAGTAGAGCAATACGAAGAAGAAATAGAAAATGCTGAGGCGCTTTTAAAAGCACAAAAGGAAAGTACTATACTTGGAAAATTACAAAGTAAAGATGCTGCTACATTTGGTCAAGGTCTTAAAGAAGCAGCAGCAGCAGCAGGTCCATTAGTAGCTATATTTGATGCACTTAAAAAGTTTGCATTTGCCGTTTCTGATCAAGTAACTAAATTACAAAAGAATTTAGTATTAAGTAGAGATGAAGCATATGACTTAAGACAAGACTTTAATAATATAGCAGTTGCTTCTGGTGACGCTGCTGTTAATACTGCTCGTCTAGTTGAAGCAAGTATTGAATTAGGTAAACAATTAGGATTTAGTTCTAAATTTACATCTGATTTAAACATACAGTTTATTAAATTAACTAAACAAATTGGACTAAGTGAAGAAGCAGCAGGTGGTTTAGCTAAATTATCTATCGCTACAGGCAGAACATTAGAAGAATCTAAAAACATTGCTTTAGAAACATCTCAGAGTTTATCTTCTCAATACGGTATTCAATTAAACCAAAGAGAAGTACTTGAAGAAATAGGTAAAATATCAGGACAGACATTAGCAATGTTTAAAGCTAATCCCCAGGCATTAGCTCAAGCAGTTGCTCAAGCAAAATTATTAGGAACTAATTTAGACGTAGCACGTAAACAAGCATCATCTTTACTTAACTTTGAATCATCAATAGAAAGTGAATTACAAGCTGAATTATTAATAAACCAAAGTTTAAATTTAGAGAGAGCTAGAACAGCTGCTTTAACAGGTGATTTAACAACCGTGATGAAAGAACTTAATAGTCAAAATATTGACTTTAATAAGTTTTCAAACATGAATGTTATTGCACAAAATAAAGTAGCAGATGCTTTAGGATTATCATCAGATGAATTATCAGACCAATTATTAAAACAACAATATTTAGGTAAATCTCAATCAGAAGTTGCAGCATTAGCAGGTGACGAAGTTGCTAAACGCTTAGAAGCATTAAATGCTCAAGATAAATTTAATCTTGCAATGGAAAAAATGCAAGATATTGTTGGTAAAATAGTTGGTGGTCCATTAGGTAAATTTGTCGATATGGTTGCTTCATTAATGGAAAATTCTATTGTATTATACGGAGTTATGTCAACTATGGCTGCTCTTTCATTTACTAAATTAGTAGCAGGATTAGCAGCATCTGCTGTTCAAGCAGGATTATTAGCAGCAGGATCAGCAACCGCTTCTTCTGCTCTTACATTCGGATTAGCAGCCGCTGGTATAGCAGCTGCTGTAACACTTATTGCAGGTGCTTATAGTGCTTTTAAAGATGATGCTGTTGAAACAGGTGATATGTTCTCATCTGGGGGTAAAACAATAGTATCACCTAAAGAAGGTGGATTATTTTCACTAAGCGATAACGATGAATTTGCAGCAGCACCTGGTTTAGGTGATATGATAAACAGACCAGGACAAACAGTAGTTGCACAAGACAATTCAGAACTAATAGCTAAATTTGATGCTCTTTTAGCAAAAACAGAACAAACAAATAGTGCTTTAAATAAATTAAACAGTAAAGAAGGTAATGTATATATAGGAGCTCAAAAAGTGGGTACTGCTCAACTTATGACTAACTATAACTTAGCGTAATATTTATATCAAACATAAACAATAAAAACATGGGCTTATTAAATTTATTAGCAGGCGGTGTAAGTAGACTAGGATGGGGTGGTGGAAATGTACCATCTAACAAAATGTCTAAAGTAGACCCTAACCCTCCAGGATCACGTCATGATGAGTATTCTCTTAATGGCAATCCTACAATCAATATGGTGGGTGCAGGATTTGTTCCACCAAAACCAGCTCCGACATCATTGGATTCAAATGATATCACAAATACTAGTACGTATAGAAACGCAACAGGTAAAAGATATACCGATAAATTACCTAGATAATGGCAATAGTAACACAAGCGGCTTTAACTTCATTAAGAACATTAAAGTACGGCAGTGATACACCAGGTGGAGGTAGTAGTGGTGAACCTTATATCACTACAAAGATACCCCCTGCATTTCAAGAGCAAGTACCATCTACCAATATATGGAATTCAGATAATGGATTGATTAGAGGTGGATTTACAGGCGCAGCATATGCTTCTGGTATTGATACTGTACGTATTGGGAAATTTCTTACTGATGCTCCAAGAGGCCCTTTGTTTATTGCAAAACAAGTTGGATTACAATTATCCAATCCTAAATTAGAAACTAGAACTGATGCTTTAGGTAAATTATTAGGAGCTGTAGGTTCTACTCGTATTTACAATTTAGGTCTCTCTC